TGCTCCAAAGAAACTGACGGGGCACTTAGCCCCGTCAGGTTAACCATTAGCCAAAGGTGGGCGAGAATGCCGATCCAGACTCGATGCGCATGAAGAACTGGTTGTTCATGATCATCGTGCCGTAAAAGACCTTCCAAGACACCACGCGGGTTTGGTTTTGCGGGTCAAACTTGTCCGCGCCAGTCAGGTAGAACGTCTTGAGCGAGTCAAGCTCGACTTGCGCGAACGCCTCCTTACCAAAGATGAAGGTAGGGTAGACCGTCACGCCGGTTGCGGGAGCCGCAGGCGCGACTTGCGACACGCCAAGGCCCGTAATGACGACCGTCGAGCCGGGGGCGATTTGCGTCGCGTTGCCAGACAGCGGGCCAGTCGTCGGGCCGGAAGCGGACAAGCCGAGGTTCGTCGGGGGAGACGACGTGCCAACATACACGTTGTAGGTGTAGCCTGCCGTGCTCGGCACCGTAACGCTAATGGAGCCGGTCGGCCCCGTCACGCTGATGCCCGTAGACGGCTGGTAGATCACCTTCTCGTAGTTGGTGTTGATGTCCGAGGCCGTGACCTGGACGTAGTAAGTGCCCGTCGCCAGCGAACCTGCAGTGCCCGCCGTGCCGGAGACGGCCGCCGCGCCCGTCCACGACGGGACAAGGTTGGAGCGGGTAAACCGCACACCAGACCACTGACCGATCTCGTTGTTATACAGCTTGCCAACGTCGCTGTATTGCCATGCAGTCACAACCGTCGAGTTCTCGCGCAAGTCTTGCTCGACCAGCGGGTGAATGACGGCCACGTAGTGCGGAGCAGTCGCAGCGGTGACGCCCTTGGGGTTCGCGGCGGGCTTCATCTTGACGTCCGTCTCGCCGCCGCCCATGTAATACCGTGCGCCGTTGGTGAACAGCGTGCCCATTGCACGGTTAAGCTCGTGCGGGGTCAGGACGGAGGCGTTCGTCAGGCTGGCGCGTGCGCCCACAGCGCCAACGTAGTTGACCTGCGTGCCGCCCATAATCGCATTGAATGTGTTGCGCTCAATGGTTTCCGTCGCCTGCAAACCGATCAACTCGACGGCCTTCTTAAAGACCGGGTGGTTAATGGTCAGTTCAGCAACGTCCGTGATGCGGATCAGGTCGCCCCACTGCGCCACGGTGCCGGTCACTTGCGTAATCGTCATCGTCTCGCCAGCGGAGGGCACGCCTTCCGACAAGGTGGTGTAGGGCAGGGGGACGCGCTCGTAACGGAACGCATAGTAGGTCGTGCCCATGCCTTTCGGCAGTTCAACCCGCTCCGCGAGTTGAGACACAACAATCTGGCGCTGAGTCAGCTCCAGTGTCTTTTTCTGAATATATTTACCGACGTCTGCGGCAAAGTTGGCGGCGTTGTTAGTAGCCATGATGCAAAATCCTTAAAAGGTGATCCGAGAGAGGCGTTCTTCCAGATCTGCATCTTCATCCGCCGCGCCTGGGGCAGCATTGCCACGGGCACGGAGCGGCTTGGACGTAGACTTAGAAGCGGCTTTAGCGGCTCTGGCGATAGACGCCGGAGCCTTGGTAAGCACATCCTCTCCGACCAAGAATTTCAAAATCGACTCGCGGGGGGCAGTCTGGCCTTTTGCTCGCATCTGCAACAGTGTTTGCTCAACCCGCTCGGCATACTTGCCGACCATCGGGTTTTGCAGCGCCCGCTGCTGGAACGCAATTTTGTCCATCATGTCCTGCTGGCTGAACTGCTGTTGCTGCATCTCACGCTGCATTTGCTCCATACGTTGCTGAAGCAAATACGCTTGGCGTTCGGCAGGGTCGAGCGTTTCGAGATATTGCTGCTGTCGAGCCTGTTCCAGCGCAGCGCGCTGTTGTTCAAGCTGTTGCAGCAATAGCTGGCGTTCTCGTTCTGCCGATTCGCGCGCTTGACGCTCGCGTTGCAATTCCTCCTGCTGCCGGCGAATCCGGTCTTGTGCTCTTGAAGAATGACCTACTTGCGCGGCTTGCGCGGCGCGAGCAGCTTCGGCAATGGCTTCGTCGTCGGCGCCTTCACTTCCATCTTGGCTGACGACTTCGGCATCTTCATCAGCGCCTTGCTGTGCGTCGCCATTTTCGTCACCGTCGGGAGTGATTTGCTCCGTGTCGATTTCATCCAAGCCACCTTCAAATTCTTGATCGTCGTTCATGCTTACCTCTAGTGTGCTTACGGCCACAAGTCGAACAACGTCTTACGGACGTCAGTCGATGATGCGCGAATACTACATCAAACCAAACAAATTGCAACACTCAGCCAGTCAATGCAGCATAACAGCCTCCTGAGTGAGCATTACATTTTCCGGGGCATAACCCCCGGCGCGTGCATCTGGTCGGGGTGAACCGCACCAGGGGGTTGCTGCGCTACGCCACGCGGCCCAACTGCTTGGCCGCCAATGCGCGGCGTCCCCGGCACGCCCGGCCCTGCGCCACCAGGGATTCCCGGTGCGCCTTGCGGGGCTTGGGCAGCGGCTTTCTGCTGCATCTGGCGGTTGTGAAGCTGAATGTGCGCAGCAATCTGGTGTGTCGGGTCGCCGGTCTGCATGGCGGCCATGTGGTGCATCTGAATATGCTCGGCGTCGTTATCCATCGGGCTTGGAACAACCGGCATATTCTGAGTCAGCATTTCGTTTTCCAGACGCGGGTCGATACTCAGCGTTTCACGCGGCGACTTGAGAATCCGGCTTGCCAACCTGGGGCCAAACACGGTGTCGGTCAGCACATCCAGAATCGGCCCAATGTCAAGCGTGCGCCCGCCGAGTTGTGCAGGCGGAATCCCGCGCAACACGTTCATCGCGGCGATCATCTGCTGGACGTTTTGCGCGTTCTGCATCCGCTGCACGCCGTTCCACACGAACCGATACCGCGTCCCCCACTGCACCGGAGGCACGCGCTCAAGCTCCGCCTCATAGCCTAGCTCGCCAAAGTGCTCAATGCTGGCATCTTTATCGCGGAACTGCTGGTCATACTCAAAAATCCGCTCAACCAGCGGCGTCAAAATGAACGACTCCAGCACGCGAACAGCGTCGCTGATCCCTTCTATCGTCACTTGCTGTTCCAGCGCCACCTGGGCCTGCGTCGGCTTGCGTGACGGCGACCCGCCCATTGGCATCATGGCCGGGTTGAGGCCGAAACTCTCCTGAATCTGCGACTTTGTAGCCGCGACCAGTTGCAAAGCGTCCTGCCACAGCTTCGGGAACTGCAAAATCTGCGTGTCCTGCGGGCTGGTTTCCCACACGGCGGCCATTTCCAGCACCATCGACCCCACGCGAGGGTTACGCTCCGGGTTCGTCATGACGATAGGCGCAAGGGCATACTGCGCGGCGTCCATCCCCATGTTGACCGCATCGTTCGCCTGATACTGCAACTGGGCAACGGCCTTGATCGGGCTGACGCCCCAAAAGCTCCCCGGCAGCTTTTTGACAGGTGCCGAAATAATGGGCGGGCGTTGCCCCCAAAACGGGTTTTTCTTGATCGTCAAGAACTCGTCCGGCCCGAAGGCGACAAAGTAACAAGGTGTATATTCCCCGTCGATCTTCAGGTTGCACCACACCTGATGCAGCATCAAGTGCTTTGTGCCTTTGTCACTCTTAACTCCAGCCTCCTTGGCCTGCCGCTTGGGGTCGTCGGGGTGGTTGGGGTTCTCCTTGCGATCCGACGAGATGGAAAACAGCTCCATCGCCCGCTTGTATTGCTTCGGCGAGAACTGATCCTTGCGCTCGCGCAGCCAAGATTTCGTCGCCCGCAAAGTGACAGCCACCACGTCCGCGTCGTCGATGTTATCTACCGTCGCCGGGATGACTGCCAAGTCTTGATCGGCGATCACCCACACATCCGGCAGGCCTACTTCGACCTCGACTTCCTTTTCTGTCTCGATCTGCACGCCGGTCGGCAGCCCCTCAGGGGTCAGCACTTCCTCTAGTTGTCGCTCAGTAACGGTGCGTGCTCGCGTCTGCCAGTCCACATACAGGCTGTATTGGCCCGTAATGTCGCCAGCACGCAACAGTGACGTAATCACCTCGCGCAGTCGGCTCGCACGCACATAGTGGTTCTGTAGCGCCGTCAGCGCCCGCGCCGTATCTTGCGTGCTGGAAATGCACTCGACGTATCGCCCATTGCTCGGAAAGAGGGCGTTGCTAAACCGCAGCGTCCGCGCTTCCACCGCGTCCCGCACAATGGGCACAAACACCTTCGACTTGCCAGCGTAAGCCTGATCGTCGCCCAGCTTGCAGTTATAGATGTCCCAAAACTTCTCGATGTCCCGATCACGATCTTCGCGGGCAAGGTATGCCTCGATCACGTCTCGGTAGACCTCTTTCGCCTGTTCGAGCACGTCTTTTTTGGTGACGTATTCTCGATCCTGCTCTTGCTCTAGATCGCGGTCATCTTCAGTCATTTATCGGCCATGCAAGAATGTAATCGGGGCGGGCGGCTTACGCATTTACCGTCGCATCGAAATGTAAGGCCGCCCGGTGCTGGTGTAACTATAAACGAGATCGTCTCGCTCGGAGTCCAGCGCGTAACCGCTCAAACTCGCATAACCGGACTCTAACGCCTGCGCGACGTGTTTGTAAACGTTTTCTCGCACGGCGAACGATGCCGTCCCTGCCTCGCGGCAATACCCGCCCGCCAGGGCGTTGAGTGTCCACGTCGCCTCGGGGCTGACGGTGAACGTGGGCGCATTGTTGCGCCGAAGCCGCAATGTCGAGTCGAGACTCTCCTGCGCGTCAACAATCCGCTTCCCGGTGCGAAATTGCAGCCGCAGCCGCTTGAGCGTTGCAGGCAAGTTCGACGCATCGTTGATGAGCGTGCGGTCATACGGCACCACAATCTGCGGCACCTTGCCTGTGGGAATCTCGTGGCTGACGGACATGAGCACGGCCCGCAAACTGTCGTCAAGCGACCCCTCGATCACCCAGTCCTTAACAACACTCAGCAGGCCGTCTTGCACGAACGCGAGGGTTGCAAAGAGCATCCCCGGCGTGGCGTTCACGAACACATACCAGTCCGCTCGGGCGTTGGGCACGCGATGCTGAATATGATCCGAACTGAACGCCGCGTAGACCGGCATCCCTGGCCGAAGTCTAAGCATGTAAGCCAGCGCGTTGACAATATCGACGCGCCCAAGGGGGAAACTGGCAAGCTCTGCCTCAAGGTCAGGCAGCGGCTTGAGGAACTTGACCTCGTGCGCCCTGAAGAACGGCTGTAGCCCCTTGATGAAGCTGATCTTGTCACGCGGAGCCTTGACCGGCTGTAGTGGGAGAATGTCCGCCCTGCGCACCATTTCCGCCCGAATGGGCTGTAAGAGCCACTGGTTGAGACCATCTTCTTCGACGGCCACCGTCATCGGGTGATGCGCATCGTTGAGCCGGAACAGATACTCGATCTGCTCCGACGGCGTATGGAACCCACCGATTGCCTCGTGGACGTGTAGCTCGTTGCCAACCCACGACCCCACGACGTAGCCCGTCCGGGCGCTGGTCGCCCGGTTTGTCGTCCGCGCCGGGTCAACGATCAAGATGCGCGGGATGTAAAGGTGCGCAGGCGACGGCGCAGCATAGATAATGTCGTTGCGGTCGAAGATGCTGGCCACCGCATCCATAGGCTTGAGCAGGTATTCCTGGCTGAACCCCGCAAGGTCGCCGTCCGTCCTGAACTGCTCATAAAGCTCGTTGATCTTCTCCAGCGAGAACCGCGCAGGCCACATGGGCACGCGGTCAGGCTCCACGCCGGTGTAGATGGGGAAGCTCAAGCACTTCCAGTTTGCATTGCGCTTGAGTTCCTCGATCATGGAGTTCTCGTGCAGCGGCGTGCCGTTGACGCGGATACGCGCCTTGGGGTCGCACGCGGGGACAAGCTCACGAGTGAACCACTGCCACACCTTGCGCCGCGCTTCTGGCGTAGCCACCGACTCCCGATCCTCTAGATCGTCGATCAGCACGAGGTCAGGGCGCATGTTGCGCGTCACTTCCTTCGCCCCGCGCACGCTTTGCCCCGCGCCGAACGCCTGCACGCGCACCCCGTTGGACAGGGTAATGTCGTTCTCCGTCCACGTCGCCCCGCGCACCGAGCCGAACATCGCGCCGATCTTCTCGTTGTTCTCTAGCTCATGCTTGATACTCGCCAGCCGGTCACACGCACTGCTGTAGGTGTTACCAACAAGCAGGATGTATTGCGCTTCTTGGAACAGCGCGGCAAGCGTTAGGTATTCCTCTGCGAGCGTCGATTTCCCGCCGCCTCGGAACACTTCGATGAGCACGCGGGGGTGCGGGTCATCCCACG